ATCCTGATCTGCTAATTTTTGTAAGTGGAAAATCTACAACTGGATCTTGTTGTGTGTTTCTATATGATGCTTCTAAAATATCATCAGCGCCATATGTAATAGAGTTATAATTATAAACTGCTGTATTGTCAGTGTGAGTTGCTGGTGTTGTGCTATTAGCACCACGTGTACAACCTGTGATTTGATTAGAACTTGTATTAGTTCCTGTGTAAGTAATTTGTTCAGAATCTATTAATAAAGTTCCAGTTGTTGGAAATTGCCATACTGAATCTAATGTAATTGTTGTTTGAATTGCAGTAATTGCACCATCTAAATAACTAAGTGTTCCGTCTGAAGTACCATCTCCTGAAGATCTATAGATTGTATAAACAGATTGTCCCTCTACCATTGAAATAGAGTTTTGTGCAACTTCCCAATAATGAAGACCTCGGTTAGACCACTCTTGAAACATAATGTTCAGCGAGCGACGAGCTGCTTTCATCTGATTACCGGTATTATTAATAAGACCGATTCTCTCAAATGACTCTTCTATAATATCATCAATAAAGAAAGTTTTTTCAAAAACTGTAGTTCCTGATGAAGCCATAATTGACTCCTACTTATCTATAAATAACGTAATTGCTAGACCGCTAGTATTACTTACAACACCTATACCATCAATTATTGCAGTACCATTTCGTCCTGCATATAAAACTCCATCTTCTGGTATATTTAAAGTTTCTACTTGTCCTGCTCCAACTGAAATTGGAATATAAACTTGTGTATCTGTAGAAGTACTAACAGTTGTAACATTTGCTAAACCATTAATTATAGCAGTTCCTGAAGTTCCAGTTGATTGTGCAATAAATCCTCTTAATCTTGTTGGTCCAGTAAATAAAACTGCAGTACTAACATTACTCGCTATCGCGACTGGTTTTACATCACCCTTCATATTTTTCTCCTTGTATATTAAGGAGCCCTTTCGAGCTCCTTAAAAATTAATTATTATACCGCAGCACTGAATGGAGTAGCTGGTGTACCTGTGTTACTTGAATTTACAGTTACCGCCCATTTACCTGTTGCTAATGCAACACATTCAATTATTGAAGGTGCAATTCCACCCGTGTCTGAACCATTTAAAGTAACAGTATCAGATGAAGCGGATGTATTAAATCCAACTGCATTAGCTGAAGTGTCATCTAAAAAGTAAGCACGACCTGACATAACGTCAGTTGCGTTTGCAACTTGTACAATTAAAGAACCAGTTTTAGTGGTATCAGAAAAAATTGTAAATTTTGCGCCAAGGTTATTTGAGTTATTATAATCTGCTCCTGGTCCAGCGACTGCTGAATCAGCTGTAGCGTTGATTGCTGGTAATGTATAAGTTACCGCACTAGCGCCACTAGTGTAGACTATTCTTCCTGCATGCTCAGCAACTGTTAAAGCTATACTTGAGTTTGCAGTTATTACGTTTGCAGGTCCCGTTTGTATAAATCCAGATTTGGATACTACTGGTCCCGAAAATGTTGATGTTGCCATAGTTTTATTCTCCTAGTTATTCCAATCTAGTCTCTAGGCCGTCGACTATACGCGTCTAGATCAGAAGTTAATGTATAGTGCTTAAGATATAACTGAATTTATTGAATAGCGCAAGAGATACCTGCATCGAAAATCTACTTTTCGGATATAAATAGCTAGGTTTAGCTAGCTACAGAAAACTCAGGAGCCGACATTTCTACCTTAATTTGTCTTGTGGCTATTTCAGCTTCAGACATTTTAATCTGGTTAATGATTTCACGAATTTTTTCGTCAATCCTAACCATATCAAGAGTATATATTCCCTCTTGAATGTAGTGTTGCTCCCAATCAAGTTCTAGGGCTCTCTTCTTTGTGTAAAGAGCTTGAACGTGATTTATCATCTACAACCTCCTCATAGGTTATCCAGCATTTATCTTTAGCAAAAGATCTCATGCTGTCTTTTAGTAATATACCTTTTTTTCCTATTTTGTCAAGGATAGCTAGTTCTATACTTTCTGCACTATCTTCAGCTTCAATGTTAAAATTAGCCATGTGACCATAAGCTCTAATTTTTACTTGAAACATTTTTGTCATAATTCTTTCTTTCTAACATAATAATGGGGTGAGATATACCCACCCCATTAAATAAAAAATGCTTATAGATTAAGCACCTGGAGAACCGAAAATACCTCTAGGGTCAGACCAACCGAAGCTGTATCTTTCTCTAGCTTTATATCTAACGTTACCAGTATCAAAATCACCTTCCATACCAGTTTTAATAGCTGCTCTTACGAACATCTTTAAACCATTAGGAACGTCAGTTTTGATAAAGAATGCATCAGTATCAGTTAAGAAATTATTCACAGTATAACCCTGTGGAATCATTCCCATAGATTTGATTGCATTGATATCGTTATCGGCAGTTTGCGTTCTACCTTGAGATGCCATTAATCTCTCTGCTGTAAATTGTAAAGCAGAAGGAATAATTAATTTAACACCTTTAGCTGCAATTTTAAGACCTCTCTCGTCTACGAAAGCTGCGATATCAATTAAAGACTGCTCTAAAGAAGTCTCATTTAAATCCGCTGAAGTAGTTAGTTCATTCTTAAATGTTCCAGCAATGATAGGATGGTCTGTAGCTAAAAGCTCTTTTCCATCACCACCTGCATAGCTAGAATTAAACGCATTGTTAAGTACGTTTGCTGCAGTTATTTGTTTAGTGTTTGCCATAGATCTTGCTAAAGCTTTTGTATATCTAGACGCTAGTCTATCGTACAAATTATCTTCAATCGCTTCTTCAGTGATTGAAAAAGCAAGTGCTACGGTGTTATGAGTGTATCTAGCAGTGAAAGTCTCCTGTGCTTGATCAAATGTAACAGCTGAACCTTCCGGTTTAATTGATGCATTTGCAAAGCCAGATAACATTACTTCCTCTTCGAAAGCTCTGTCTGACGTTTCAGTGTCAAATATTTCAACATGCTGATTCTCATATCTTTTGTATTCAAGTCCGAACAATGCGTTCAAACCTGGTTCTAGTTCTTTGACTAGTTGTCCTCTTGAGATAGCCATATTTTATATACCTGTTGTGTTTTTGTAGAAGTTTTCGTTAATATTAACGACCCATACTACATGAGAAGATGCTATTTCATCGTCACCTATTTGATTTGTTACTCCGATAACTCTTAACTGACCATCAGCTGCTGCAAGTGTAGAATCATCTAATGTTGATTTAGATACATAGTTAGCTGAAGAGCCCGCTGTGTACGCTATATCTGCATTATTTCCTACATCTGTTTGCGCTGAAGCACCAGTGTTATTAGAACGTATTTCGAAACGCTCATAAGGATCGTCACTAATAAACGCAACTATATCAGTTGCTGCATTGTTAGGAACGTAATTTAAGAACGTTGGTTTTTTAGTTGTTGGGTCAGTATAAAATGATCCGTTAAGTGAACCAATTAATATGTCGCCTGCTGCTGCAACTGCTATAGTTCCAGTGTCTGCCATTTTCACAGCATCATTGAAATATATAATAGTCGCGCTTTGCGCCACACTATATTCACTTAAACCTTGAGCATCTCTGTTCTGTCCAACTTTGCCGACTGGTCTTAGACCAAAGCCGACACTTGTATTGTTAGCCATAAGTTTTTCCTTGTTTAAGTTTATTTACTTTGTTGATATTACAAAAAAATTATTTTTTGTTCGTACCACCAAAAGTTACACGAGTCTGCCTATCACTATTGATCGGCATACTTGGATGTTGATCCTTTAAAAGGTCGTTATTAATTGCTTCTTCTCGATCCTGCGTTTGTTTATTAAAATACGCCTCTCGAGATTTTGCAACCTCTTCCGGTATCCTTGCCAACACAAGGCCACCAACTCCGATCACTCCCGAATATTTACCGTCTTTTAGTTCCGGGTAAACTGCATCTGGATATTCGTCAGCTCTCACTAACTCCCATCCTGATCTAATCTTACCTGACATGTTTTTGGTATCGTCGAAGCCTAAAACTTCAGTACGAATCCATCTATGTCTGAAACCAGCCGGCGCGGGTGGTGCATCTAAAGATGATGGTGGAGTCCAAGTTGTAGGTCTCTTTTCAGCAGTCCTAGTTTGGCTCGCACGTGGGGTCTTAATGTTTTCTTTTGTCATATGCCTATACCTCCTTCGTGATATTTAATTGTTTCGCATA